AAAAAGCGGCCAAGCTGAACTTGTATCCTGGAAACATGAGTCACTTTGACGGCTCACCTGAAGACAAGCAAATGAAGGCAATGGGCTTAAAGCCTGGCCGTTCCAGAAGGGTGGACCGCAAAACCGTCAAGTGGTGCAAGACCAATGGCTATGAGGTTTTGAAATCCCAAGATTGGGCCGGCAAGTTTATACCAGTGATTCGTGTGGTCGGCAACGAGTATGAGGTCGAGGGCAAGCTGTATGTCAGTGGTCTTGTTAGAAACAGCAAAGACGCGCAAAGGATGTACAACTACTGGTGCAGCCAAGAGGCTGAGATGTTGGCCCTGGCACCTAAAGCACCTTTCATCGGATACGGTGGCCAGTTTGAGGGATATGAAAACCAGTGGAAGACAGCGAACACGACCAACTGGCCGTACTTGGAGGTCAATCCGAATGTCACCGATGGCATGGGTGGAACACTGCCACTGCCACAACGCTCACTGCCCCCCATGGCCCAGACCGGTTTGATTCAAGCCAAGATGGGTGCGAGCGATGACATCAAGAGCACCACGGGTCAGTATGACTCAAGCCTGGGAGCCACAAGCAACGAGCGCAGCGGCCGTGCAATTCTTGCGCGTGAAAAGCAAGGGGACACGGGAACGTATCACTATGTCGATAATTTAAGCCGTGCAATCAGGTACTGCACCAGACAGATGGTGGACTTGATCCCCAAGATCTATGACACCGAGCGCATTGCTCGGATCATTGGTGCCGATGGCGAGACGGACATGGCCAGGATCAATCCTGATCAGCCGGAACCCGTACGTAAGATCCAGGACCAGGCCGGTAACACCATTGCCAAAATCTACAACCCAGGCGTGGGCACTTACGATGTGGTCGTGACCACGGGTCCGAGTTACATGACCAAGCGCCAAGAGTCGCTCGATGCCATGAGTCAGATTTTGCAAGGCAACCCCAACCTATGGGCTGTGGCCGGAGATCTGTTTGTTAAAAACATGGATTGGCCTGGTGCTCAAGAAATGGCTGATCGATTTAGAAAGACGATTGATCCCAAGCTCTTGGCCGATGGCGACAAGCCACCCGAGCTCCAGGCTGCTGAAAAGCAGATTGAAGAGATGACCGCCGAGATGCAGCAGATGCACGGACTCATTCAAAACGTCAGTAAATCAATGGAGGCGCAAGAGCTCCAGGTCAAACAGTTTGATTCACAAGTCAAGGCATACGATGCTGAGACCAAGCGCATCAGTGCCACCATGGCCGGCATGAGCCTCGAGCAGATCCAAGACATTGTGCTTGGCACCGTGCATGGCATGATCACCTCGGGTGACTTGATTGGTGAAATGCCTGGGCGCGACATGGATGTGCCTGGTGCGCCAGAGATGCCAAACGAAGGTATGGAGCAGCCGCCGCCTATGCAACAACCCCCCATGCAAGCTCCACCGATGCAAGGGGGTATGCAATGAACGCCAATCAATTTGTGGGCTTGCTGTTTCTAGGCAGGGACGTTGCACACAGCACCCATTTGAACACCAGGTCATACAGCAAGCACAAATCTTTAAAACATTTCTACAAAAACATTGCTGATGCAGCCGATGATTTTGCAGAAAGTTATTCAGGACGGCACGGCTTGATTGGTCAGGTGGTCATTCCCCCAAATAAGAAAACAGCAAACATCACTGAGTTTTTGCAATCTCAATTGGATGAAATTGAGAAATGTAGGTATGACGTATGTGAATCGTCTGATACAGCTTTGCAAAATTTGATTGATGAAATTGTGATCATTTACTTGAGAGTTATTTACAGACTCAAATTTTTAGCATAAGGATTTAACATGGCAAATTATCTTGCAATATCAGCGACAGGAAACGTCAAAACGTCTTTGGGAAAACTCAAAGGTATTTTTGTAAGTGCTGCCAGTTCAACACCATTGATCACCGTGTATGACTCAGCCGGCACGACCACGACCAAAACAATACTGGCCGTGTTCGCACCAACTGCAAGCACGATGTACACGTTTGCAGGGTCCGATGGGATCAGTTTCTCAAATGGTCTCTACATTGTGATCAGTGGCACTGTGACCGCAACCGCAGTTTACGACTAGCATGGCAAATACAAAAATATCCGCACTACTGCCCGCAACCGTGCCGGTTGCAGGGACCGAGGTTTTGCCGATTGTGCAGTCCTCAACAACAGTGAATGTGTCCATTGCCAATTTGACCGCCGGACGGGCCGTGGCAACTGGGGCACTCACTGTCACAGGTGCTGCAACAGTCAGCACCACTTTAGGTGTCACCGGTGCGACCACGCTATCAAGCACGGTTGCAACTGGGGCACTGACCGTGACGGGTGCTGCAACTGTGAGCTCGACTTTAGGTGTCACAGGTGCGACCACTCTGACCAGTGGCACGATCAGCACCACACCGACCAACTCGACCGACATTGCGAATAAGAGTTATGTTGACACGGTGGCCCAAGGTTTAGACACCAAGGCCAGTGTGGTGGCTGCAACAACAGTCAACATCACGTTAAGTGGCACCCAAACCATTGATGGCATTGTGTTGGTTGCAGCAGATCGAGTGCTTGTTAAAAACCAAACGGCCCAGGCCGACAATGGTTTGTACCTTTGTGCCGCGGGTGCATGGACCAGGACCACGGACATGGACACTTGGGCCGAGGTGCCTGGGGCGTATGTGTTTGTCGAAACAGGCACCACTTTGGCCGACACTGGGTGGGTGTGTACTTCCAATGCCGGTGGCACGATTGGAACGACTGCAATTGTTTGGGCACAGTTTTCTGGCGCGGGTTCAGGTGTGAGCTCTATCACATTTGGCACAACAGGACTGACCCCCTCAACTGCGACCACAGGTGCAGTGACCGTTGCGGGGACTTTGGCCATTGCAAATGGTGGCACCAATTCAACAACAACAGCCACGGCCGGTGGTGTTGGATATGGTACAGGTACAGCGCACGCTTACACAACCGCAAGTACAGGTGGTTACATTTTGACATCAGGTGGGGCAAGTGCTCCCGTGTTTATTCAAACGCTGCCTGTTTTGAATGGAGGTACAGGTGTTACAACTAGCACTGGCACAACCAATGTAGTACTCTCAACATCACCCACATTTGCAACGTCAATCAATTCAGATGCAACATTTACAGCATTCGCCGGGGCCACAACGAGTTTGACGATTGGTGGCACAGGTGCCACAAGTGTATTTTCAATACCTGGCACCTTAGAGCAATCAAGCACCACGGGTGCATTGACGGTTGCGGGTGGTGTGTACATTGCAAAGAAATTAAATGTTGCGGGTATTGCAACCTTGGCAACAGGCGCAGTGCTTAATACGCCGGCAAACATTACATTGACCAGTGCAACTGGTTTGCCATTGACCACAGGCGTGACAGGAAATTTGCCAGTTACTAATTTAAATAGTGGCACATCAGCTAGTGCCTCAACATTTTGGAGGGGTGATGGCACTTGGGGAACTCCATCAAGTGGAGGCACTCCAGGAGGTTCTACCACTCAAGTTCAATACAACAATGCGGGTGCATTCGGCGGCATCACAGGTGCTACTACTAATGGCACAGCATTAACTCTTGTTGCACCCATATTAGGAACTCCCGCCTCTGGTATTTTAACAACTTGTACTGGTTTGCCAATATCAACTGGTGTATCAGGACTAGGTACTGGTATTGCTACAGCTTTAGCAGTTAATACAGGGTCTGCTGGCGCACCTGTTTTATTAAATGGAGCATTAGGAACACCTACAAGCGGTACTGTAACCAACTTAACAGGAACAGCAAGCATTAACATCAATGGTACTGTTGGTGCTACTACACCTACTACAGTTGTTGCAACCACAGTCAAAGCTAGTACAACGATGGGTGTTGGTGCGGCAACCCCATCATCAAGCGGTGCAGGCATCACATTCCCCGCAACTCAATCAGCATCATCAGACGCTAATACGCTAGATGATTATGAGGAGGGGACTTGGACACCAAATCTTCAAAACATCACGGTTGTTGGTACGTTAACAGTTGCGGGCAAATATACAAAAGTGGGTAACGTGGTGTATTACAGCGGATATGGTAGTGCCACAGTATCGCTGACTTGGAGTGGTAGCGCATTTATTTCAGATTTTCCATTTACTGGATCAAATCCATACGGCTTTATGGCTTTGAGAGTTGCGGCAGGAAACAGCAATGCACAAAACAGCAATTATGCGGGTGTTCAAAACAATCCTGATTTAACTAATGCTCGATTTTTCTTGGGTAGTTTTACTGCCGCAGGAGCAGGTGAGCAATTGCAATTTTCAGGTTTCTACTTTACTTAATAAACATAGTCAGACATAAAGGAATATCATGTCACTTACCAAAACCACAACTGTAGACCAAATCACAATAACAGAAAACGGCATCGTCCTTTATCGTGAAGCGTCTCGCATCATGGAAGATGGCAATGAAATCAGTAAAACATATCATCGTTCATCATTAACACCTGAACAAGACCTGACTGGCGTTCCAGCTAACGTAGTTGCTATTTGCAATACGGCTTGGACAGATGAAGTTAAAACTGCTTATCGAGCAATGGTAGAAAATCAAAGGCTTGCAGCATGACCGCAATCGTTGCAATTTATCCAAAGTTTCAAGCCATCACAGCAACTGGCATCCCGTTGGTCGGGGGCTTGCTGTACACCTATGCTGCCGGTGGAACAACACCAAAGTTAACTTACACCACAGCAGCCGCATCGACAGCCAACACAAACCCAGTTGTCCTTGATTCAAGGGGTGAGGCCAATGTGTGGTTGACTACGGGTTCATACAAATTTAAATTATCAGACGCATCCGATGTTGAGATCTGGACAGTAGACAACATCGCCGGTGCGTAAAAGAAAAGGAATGTACTGGCGCATCTCACCAGGGGTTCTTAGGAATCAAAATGGAAAACGAAGAACTAGCGGTTAACCCCGCGACCGAACAGGCCGCCACGGCAGCGCCTGAACAAAATGCTGAAATTACAGCAGAAACAAACACGCCGGATTCTGAAAGAGTATTTTCGCAAGAGGAGCTCAATACAGAAATTAGCAAAAGGCTTGCAAGGCAGCAGCGAAAATTTGATCGTCAATTGGCAACGGTGGCAGCACCCGCGCCTGTTTCACCGCCCCCGCAACAAGGTCAGTTTGATTCAGTTGAGGCTTATGCAGATGCATTGGCCCACAAGAAGGCTGAAGAGTTGATCGAGAAACGGGAGTATAAGAAACAACATGACGAGCAACTGAGTGCGTATCAGGACATGGAAGAAGAGGCCCGGACCAAGTACAGTGACTTTGAACAAGTGGTGTACAACCCCAACCTCAAGATTTCAGATGTCATGGCTCAGTCTATTCAGTCTTCAGAGAACGGGCCAGAGATTGCTTACTTTCTCGGAGCCAATCCCAAAGAGGCTGATCGAATTTCACGCTTGCAACCTATTGCTCAGGCCAAAGAGATCGGACGGATCGAGGCCAAATTGGCCGCAGATCCTCCGACTAAAAGAACTTCAAATGCGCCACCACCGATTGATTACGGGACCGCCAGGGGCGGCACATCAAGCAAAGGTTTTGACACCACGGACCCGAGGTCAATTAAGACCATGAACACAAGCCAATGGATCGAGGCTGAACGCATGAGACAAATCAAGAAGTGGGAAGCGAACTCAAAATATCGTTAATTAAAGGAAAATTATTGTGGCAAATTCAATTTTAACAATTGACATGATCACACGAAAGTCTCTTGAAATATTAGAGAACAACCTAGTGATCACAAGAAACGTGAATCGTCAGTACGATGATTCATTTGCTGTAGAAGGTGCCAAGATCGGTACGGCATTGCGTATTCGCTTGCCCGACAGAACTTTGGTCACCACTGGTGCAGCTCTTCAAGTGCAAGACGACAATGAGCAAAAGACAACTTTGACCGTGGCCACTCAAAACCACATTGGTGTTAATTTCACCAGTGCTGAGTTGACCATGTCCATGGATGACTTTGCTGAACGTGTCTTAAAACCCCGTGTGTCTCAGTTGGCCTCAACGGTTGATGCAAACGTGGCGGGCGTGTTCACATCGATCTATCAATTGGTTGGTACACCTGGCACCACCCCTGCTGCAGCACTGGTGCTGTTGCAAGGCAACCAGAAGTTGAACGAGATGGCATCTCCAACAAGCAACCGTTATGCAACCGTTAACCCGGCTGCCAATGCGTCTCTTGTAAACGGCATGACCGGTTTCTTTAATCCAACAGGTACAATCACTCGACAATTCAAGTCTGGCATGATGGGCGAAGGCACGCTTGGATATGACGAGATCAATATGTCTCAATCCATTGGTAGTTTGACCACAGGCTCACGCGCCGGAACTATTCTTGTCAATGGTGCAGTGTCTACACAAGGCCAAGCAACAATCACACTAGACGGCTTGACTTCAAGCACCACAGTGGTTGTTGGCGATGTGTTCACAATTGCTGGCGTGTTCTCTGTTAACCCACAAACCCGCACTTCTACTGGTAGCTTGCAACAATTCGTTGTAACTGCTGCACAGACTGCAAGCTCTGGCGACATGGTGAGCATGGCAATTTCGCCACCTATGTACACATCATCCAATGCATTGGCAACAATCGACTCATTCCCTGCGGATAACGCTGCTGTGACGTTTGTTGGCACTGCTTCTACTGCATACCCACAAAACTTGATCTATCACAAAGATGCGATCACAGTGGCCACTGCTGACTTGATCATGCCGACTGGCGTTGACATGGCATCACGCCAGGTTCACAACGGTTTGTCTATGAGAATCATCAGACAGTACGATATCAACAACGACAGAATGCCAACTCGTATTGACATTCTCTACGGCTACGCCGCAATCAGACCTGAGATGGCTTGCCGTCTTGTTGGTTAATTATTAAACTCCAGGAGAAACAAAATGGCATTACCTAATATTGGTGGTGGTTCACAAGTAGGGGACGGCAACACTGCTGAAGTCCCAATGGGCGTGCAAGCTGCACCCCAGACTGCAACGGCAACGGCGACTTTAAGTGCTGCTCAAATCACGGGTGGCATTTTGGTGGGTAGTCCATCAGGCACCGCTGCCACTTACACGTTGCCGACAGCGACATTGATCGATGCAGCAATGACCAACCTTAAAACTAACAGTACGTTTGATTTGACGGTCATCAACCTTGGCACGACTTCAGGAATTATCACAATGGCAGTTGGAACCGGCGTTACAGCCGTTGGCAATTTACTTGTGGCAATTACGGGGTCTGCAGCCGGAGTTGGCGGTGCGGCTTTATTCCAGTTCCGCAAAACTGGGGATGCAGCCTATACCGTGTACCGCATGGCGTAAAGCAATATGGCCCCGAGTTCACAAGACTTGGGGCCATTATTTTATGTACATTTATATGTCACACCCCGTGCATGGCAACAAGGTTGCTATTGCTGAAGCCGAGGCCATTGCTGATGAAAAGAATGGTTGGATACGTTACAATCAAGACACGCCCGAGACTGATGTTGAGGATGCGGCTCTGATTGAAAATCAATTAGAAGTGAAACGAAAACTACTTCGTAAAACTTAAAAGGCTGCTATGTCTACAACTGCGGGTGATCAAATCAACGGCGCGCTGCGTCTCCTTGGTGTACTGGCCGAGGGCGAAACGCCCAGTGCCTCCATCTCACAAGACTCTCTTTATGCTCTGAATCAAATGCTTGATTCTTGGAGCATTGAGCGCTTGAGTGTTTACACCACAAATGATCAAACCTTTACTTGGCCAGCCAGTGCTGCAAGTCGCACCATGGGTGCAACAGGTAATTTTGTAGGTGTAAGACCCGTGCAAGTTGACACATCAACTTACTTTGTCGATAGCTCGAACATTTCGCACTCGGTTCAATTTATCAATGAGGCCCAGTACAACGCCATTGCAGCCAAAGCAACGACAAGCACTTGGCCAAATGTTTGTTATGTAAACAATGGGTATCCAGATATTACGATGTTTGTGTACCCAGTACCCACTGTAGCAACGACTTGGCACATCATCAGTGTGACTCAACTGAGTGAGCCTGCAACGATTGCAACTGAGCTGTCATTCCCACCAGGTTACTTGAGATGTTTTAGATACAACCTGGCGTGTGAACTAGCGCCTGAGTTTGGCATTGAGCCAAGTCAACAAGTGCTGCGTATTGCAATGATTTCTAAACGCGATATCGAGCGGATCAATGCAACCGATGATGTGATGAGTATGCCGGTGAGCTTGGTTGCAAGTAGAAATGCTTATAACATTTACGCCGGCAACTTCTGATGAAAACACCGATTTTAGGACAAGCCTATGTTGCGCGTAGCATCAATGCTGCGAACAACAGAATGGTCAATTTGTTTCCTGAAATCGTACCGGATGGAGGGCTTGAAGCTGCGTTCTTAAACAGAGCGCCAGGCTTAAAGTTACTTGCAACCATTGGATCGGGCCCGATCAGGGGACTCTGGACTTATGATGGTGTGGGTTATGTGGTGAGTGGAACAGCGCTGTACTCTATCAACACCTCATACACGGCCACATTGAGAAGTGGTGCCACAGCAATTGCCGGCACAGAAGCCGTGTCCATGTCAGACAATGGCACTCAGATGTTCATTGCAACGAGCGCCGGCACCAGTTACATCTACAACAAATCAACAACCGTCTTTGCACAAATCACGGATGCAGATTTCCCAGGTGCAAGTGTGGTTGGTTATTTGGATGGATACTTTGTATTTATCGAGCCCAGTTCACAACGGTTTTGGGTCACCAGTTTGTTGGACGGTACCTCAGTAGACCCATTGGATTTTGCAAGCGCTGAAGGCTCACCTGATGGTTTGGTGAGCATGATCATTGACCACCGTGAGTGTTGGCTCTTTGGGACCAACTCGGTCGAGGTTTGGTACAACGCGGGCAACGCTGATTTTCCATTGAGTCGAATTCAAGGTGCGTTCAATGAAATTGGTTGCGCGGCTACTTACAGTGTTGCAAAACTTGACAACGGCATTTTTTGGCTAGGTGCTGATGCAAGGGGGCAGGGCATTGTGTACAGGGCCAATGGCTACACGGGCTCTCGGGTCAGCACTCACGCGGTTGAATATGCCATTGCTCAGTATTCATCGATCTCGGATGCTGTGGCCTACACCTATCAGCAAGAAGGTCACTCATTTTACTTTCTGACTTTTCCAACAGGAAATGCCACTTGGGTGTATGACGTTGCAACAGGCACTTGGGCTGAAAGGGCCGGCTTTAGCAATGGGTCATTCACCAGGCACAGATCAAGCTGTCAGATGGCTTTTAACAATGAAATCATTGTGGGTGACTTTGAAAACGGCAAAGTCTATAGTTTTGATTTGGATGTGTACGCCGATGGCAACGATGATCAAAAATGGCTGCGCTCTTGGCGGGCCATTCCCACGGGTCAAAATGATCTGAAGAGATCCGCGCATCATTCATTGCAATTGGAGGCCGAGTCTGGTGTGGGTCTGTCTGGCAATGCGCCTGAAGATGCTACTTTTTTGATCACTGAATCTGGAAACTTCCTCATCACTGAGTCAGGTCTTTATTTGATCACTGAAGATGCAAGCTCAATTGTGCAGGGTGCCAATCCACAAGTGATGCTGAGATGGAGTGATGACGGCGGCCACACTTGGTCCAATGAGCATTGGGAGTCTATGGGTCGCATTGGTAACTATGGTTATAGAACGATCTGGCGAAGACTTGGGATGACTCTAAAACTAAGAGATCGTGTGTACGAGGTGAGTGGGACTGATCCAGTCAAAGTCAGCATCATGGGTGCCGAGCTCTACATCACGCAGACCACAGCATGAGCAATCCACTTGTAAACCTCACCAACATCACGGCCCCCAGGGTGCCGTTTATAGATGAGCGCACGAATTTAATTTCGCGTGAGTGGTATCGCTTTCTCTTGAGTTTGTTCCAATTGACAGGCTCCGGCACAAGCACGGTCAATCTGACCGACTTGCAAGTAGGACCCCCCAATCCAGAGTACGGTCCCATTATTACAGGTGGGACCAATGGGGTTGCTATTCCACTTGCCGGTGCAATTGCGTATGGCGATGGTGTCAGTTACGCATTCACGGCTGTAGGTTCAGCCACGCAAGTATTGACAAGCGCCGGATCGGGGACACCCCCCTGGTCAAGTCCGGCCACAGGATCGGTCACCAGTGGTGGGCGT